GATGGCCAGTGAATAGGCCTCCGATACGTTCGAGACGCAGATCCCCAGTACAGAAGTGGACGATGTCTGCTCGCTACTGGACTGCGTTGCGGTTTTAACCGCTGCGTTCTGCTCGATGAGCCGGGCACCCAGCTGCACCATGTAGTCGCGCTTACTGTCCATAGCCTCTTTCGCCAGCATGTTGGGTTGCGCCTGGGCATAACCAAAGTTGCCCTCTCTGGGCAGCAGCAGCGGCGAGCGGGAGCCGATTTTAACCCCCTTCTTTTCCAGATGATCGCGCCATCCTTCATCAAGTCCCGTCATGTAGGGCTGGACCTGGCCGCAGAACCACACGCTGTCTTCGTAATCAGCACTGTTCCGGAAGTGACCATGGTTTATCTCCACCAGTGCGGCGAGTGGTGAGTCGTCGATAGTCGGATCGTTGTTCTGCGCGCCGACGAAGGTAAACGGGATTTCGTCCCAGCTGTCTTTGCCTTTGGGCTTCGGCTGGTATTCACTGGTAACAGCGTATGCAGCGGAACCGGCATCCGCGCTGCGGCGCCACACCCGGCAGATGAACCGGCCCTCTTCAAGCGCAAGCTCGCGATACTGGACCTCATCCTTGAACGCGTAGCCATCCTCCTGCTCCACACATTCCCTCAACACCACCAGCACCAACTGATCGCGCCCGTTGATGCGCTTCGTGCGCCAGTTGATGATGTTCTCGGCCAGATAGCGCAGAATAATGGCCTGCCCACTACCCTCAGCGTAATCGACATAAAGCCCGTCACGTGCCACCTCCAGCACGTTCTCGGTCACCAGTTGCGACTGCTGGTAAATGCTGGTGCCAGCGCCGTCGGCGTTCTTCAGCAGATAGTTCAGTTTCTCCGGCGCGGAAAAGGTCGGATCCTTTCGAAAGGCCAGCCCAAGGAGGCCAATCTTGGTATTACCAGTAATCGCATAGAAGACCGCCCGCTGCAGGTAGTCTTCGTTGCGCTTGCGGTTGCGCATGCTCTTGTCTGTGGAGTCAAGCAAAGGCAGATAGTTGTTGCCCGGTTCTTTTACCGCCTCTGCCCCTTTGCAAAAGTCCCTGATTTTCTTCCAGGCAGCACTGGCCGCCCGGAGCTCAGGACGAACCCAGGTGATGTCGTTATTAGCCATATCAGAAGGTGGTATCCATAGTGATTGAGTATGCAGGTTTGACGATGGGGTAATCCTTCACAATGAAATACCCGCCACCATCGTTGGGGTGATCGTTATCTGCCTTTTTGTCCGGCTCGCCGTTTTTATCCCATACCTGCTGCTCAAGACTTTCCGTATAGACCGGGCAGCGCTGGACATTAACCAGGTAACGCCGTTCGCCCAGCGCATTACAGAACATGGCGTTCATCGAGTTGATACGATCTTTCACCGGCGGGTTGGAAGCGTTAACAATGACGCTGAACCCCGCTTCTCTAAGCTGGGCAATATCGGTCAGGCTGGCGCAGTTGGATTTGCGGCTGTCGCCGGAGGCATCCGGATATATGTAGATCTGGCGGCTGGCAACGTAGCGGCCGCCCTCATAGCGCCAGAACTCTTCCTGAATGCGTTTGATCATCGCCGGAGTGTCATAAACCTTCACCAGCTCCCGCACCGCGCGCGGCAACCCTTCACGCTTCACATGAACGATGGCTGCCATCTTACCGACGTTGAAGTCCATGCCGATAAACAGCGGCTCGCCCGGCTGCTCTTCATCTGTGCAGTTGTTAAGCCTGCGATCAAACTGGTGGTAAATGGTGCCGCTTGTCAGGTTAGTGAAATGCCCGCGCAGGTAGGCTTTTATCAGCTCTGGAGGATAGCTCGCAAGCAGCGAGGGAATATAGTCATCAGGCAGGTTCGCTTCATTATCAAACGTGGAAGCCTGCACAAGTCCGTACAGGGTTGCCAGTTCAGGCTTATCGCGCACTGCCTTAACGAACTGCTGATAAACGAACTTATACCCTTCTGGTGTGGTGGTAACATCAATGCCGTTACGCAGTCCAGCAACCTTATACCGCATACGAGCGATGATTTTCCGCCAGGCCTGCTGCGCTTTGAGGGCGGGCATCACGTCGAGCTCATCCACCAGCGCGTTGCCGATTTTAAAGCCGACAATCGTGGCCGGTTTCTCCATTGAGCGGCAGATAGTGGTGCCGCGGTACTGCCTCCCGGCGTAAAAATGGACCTCTTTGTTGCTCTCGTTGATCTGGACCTTAAGGCCCCAGTCGAACGCAACCTCCTCCACTGTCGGATAGAAGATGTCCCGGATTTGCGGATAGGTCGGCGCGAAGTAGCCCTGGTTGATTTTGGGATGTTCCCACATCCCCTTGCAGATGCCGCCGCAGCCCACCCATGTTTTACCGGAGCCGAAGCCTGCCACATAGGCTTTGAATTTATGCGACATCGCCAGAAATCGCGCCTGCGGTACGTTAAGGGTCGGCGATATCCCCGTCATCGTCTTTCCTTACGCGAGCATCCGCGACGTTAATGTTAATTGCCACGGGCATCGGTACCTCATCTTCCGGATCTGCTGCCAGCTCTTTGCGGAGTTTTTCCACCTCCAGCTGACGACGTTCAATTTCGATCTGCTGCAGCTGCTGCGCAAACTCGCTGTCCGCCAGGCCAAGCCGCTTCATCACGGCTTCATACATCCGTTCACGGCTGATGGCGGTGATCTCAACCCCGTTCTTACCGAGCTTGATGCCGGAATAAGCCAGGCGGGAAACAGGCGGTAGCTTGCGGGTATCAGCGAAATACGGCTGACCAATGCCGTCACCATTGCAGCGAGGGCATGCCGGATTAGGTTCACGGTTGTGGTCATAGCCATAGCCGCCGACGTCTACCGGCTCTTTGCCCTTTTTCTCGATTGCTTTAAGCCGATGCTCTTCAAACTCCACCATATCGCGCCATTGATAGTTATGGCCGAAGCCATGACAGTAGCGGCACGCACCACGGCGATATTGCGAGAGCTCGTTAGCGTCGAAAGTAGCGAGCTGCCACATCTGTGCCAGCACCTCATCAGCACTGGCAAGCGTTCGCTTCAAGGAGGCCTTCTGCTGTTTCTCAATAGCAGCGGCAACTGAAGTTTTCTGAAGGAGCTGATAACCGATTTGCTCAGCAGTTTTTACACTGTACCCGGCACGTATGGCGGCCTGGGTGGCGTTGCGGTCTTTCAGGTATTCCGCCACAAAGATTCGCTGCTGCGCTGTCAATCCGTCGTTTTCCACCAGTGCATTAACGTCTTTTTCCTTCTGCGCATTGCGCACTTTTTTCTGCGCAGTTTTTTGCGCAATTTGCGCAGTTGGTTTTTTGATGTGTCGACGTGCAGTAGCGTAGTTCAGTCCCTGCGCTTCACACCAATCCTTCGGTGATACGCCAGTTGCGGCATGATCGGACAGGAACCGACGCTGTAGGTCTCCCCAGTCCGGCTTTGCCATAATTAACCCTTAACAAATGTCACTTTATATTTTACCAAGCGGCGAATAAGGCGGGCCTCTTCGAGTGCAATTGTGCTGCGGTGGTGAAAGAGCATCACGCCGCAGGCGATATGCTGATCGTCGCGATACGGGACACCATCGATAGTGACCTGCATAAAGCTTCCTTTTAGATGTGAGCCTGTCGCATGGGACAGCCGCCCGAGAAAGCAGCGTTCCCCAGGCTCACGACTGAAAGATTCTCGATTGGTTAGCGCATGCGAAGCGCGAAGGGATTGGTTCTGCAGATGTATTTGTAATGAATCTCGTTAAGCATCACTAGAGATTAGTAAGAAAGGGATGCCATTCGAATATGCACCCCTATAGCAACTAAACGAGAAACGGGGGTTTCATGCTTCAACAGATTGTTAGTGATGTCGTAGTCATGCTCTTGGTCAGCGCAATCCAGTTTGCAACTAAATGTGCCTATCAATATTGCAGGCGAATGATTTCAGGCACTTCTTCCTGATATAGACCTGCAATTATGCGCCCGATTGATCGCTGAGGAGTTTGTATTCAGAAAGCAATCCTAGGATTACTCTTAATACTTACCGCTTACGCTTGTTGGTTTGTAATTATGTGCAAAAGTTAATCTTCCTTAATGTGGCTCCTACCCACACCGGGGAAAGCTCAGGGATGAGCATGACTGAGTTAAAACGATAAGTAGTCATAAATGATTTCACTCCTGTTGCCCTCGTGAGAGGGCAATTTTTCAAATCCCCTTCTTTGCATCTATCTCTGGCACTGCTCCCTGATGTACTCCTGCAAGTAGCCAACCTGTTTGGTCACTGTTACGATTTGCTCATACAGTCTTACAACATCAAGAATAAAGTTTTAAAAGGTCAGGAATGCTCGCCGCCATCCTTTTTTCCAGGATGGTACCGTTGAGGGCCTTCAACGGCAAGAATGAGATATATGAATATGTTCGGCCAAATAGATTGGACAATTTAACGTTTCGTGCTCTACCCTGAAATTATCTGAAACAATTTTGGTGGCGCTTATGGAATGGTTCGTTATTGAAAAAGCGATAAGCTCAAAAAAAGGACAACAGATACTTAAGGTTAGAGCTGAAGGCAAACTGACCTTTATTGTTTGGGCCAAATCTAACCAGAGCATAGAAGTAGATTATATGCTTACTCCGGTCATTGATGGCTACATTGCTAACCATAACAAGGCACACTTCGTTAACATACTGAAAGCAAAACCGTTCTTACCCTCAGAATGGCAGGCTTTAAACACTCGTGAACATCCGCTGACTAATATATCGAAGCCACTGAATACCATTCCCACTAAATGATTTATGGAATAATAACTCTCATACATCAAGTTATTAAATCAATTGTGAGCTTTTAAACAAAACATAACCAAAAAATATATCGAGCATTATATTTAATTAACTTTGGCATCAAGCTTTGTTTGATTCATGCGCTGTTTTTCTATATCTCTGATACCAGAAAAGTTGTTATTGCCTTGCTCGATGGTTGCAAGCAGAGGCTCAATCCACAGCACAGCCTGGCAATATGTCAGCTCGCTGGTGGCAGCGGCACTAACATCGGCTGGATCAGGCTGGCCGGAATCTCCGTGCATTGCGCCGGCACGTAAACGGTATGCGTACCCGAGCAGCCCGCGAGCAATAACAGCAGGAACAGGCAGATCACATGTTTTCTCACGGCGAAGAATCTCCCGGTATTGTATAACAGTGGTTTCAGCATTGCTGGCGACTACGGCATTAGCACTGGCCGCCAGTTGCGCCACCTGGTTAAAGCGGTTCACGTTAAAAGCCTGAGTAGCAATAACCCGTCCCTGCAGGGCATTGTCGCTCTTCAGCACGTGGTTATCACTTTCGACAGTGGAAAGATCAGCTCTGGCAAGCGCCAGCAGCACAGCCAGGGTGGCTACACCCCCTAACAGTACGGCGATAACTAAGGCTTCTGCTTTAAATGTCATGTTTGCTTTCCGCCAGGCACATGGAGCGCTCCATCTCGCGTCGGTTTTGCAACCCCTTCCATTTCATGCCACCAGCGTAAACCCAGCGGCGCATTTCTTCGCAAGCCCCTTCCTGATCCCCACGGTTCAGCTTTTTCAGGAGAGTCGATTTGGAGAAGGCATCAGAACCGACGTTAAAGACGAAGCTGTAAAGGGCGGCACGCTGGTACTCGTTCAGCGGCACTTTCACCAGGTTATCTACGGTGCTCTTCGCTGGCTGCAGGTCTTTCCATAGCAGGCGATCGCATTCGATGTCGGTGTAAGTTTTGCCCCGGATAATGTCGGTACCGGTGTGTCCGTCGCAAACCGTCCACACGCCGGCAACGTCTTTATAGGCTTCATACTTCCGGCCTTCAACGCCATCTTTACCGCCGAGAAAGATAGTGGCAATCAACATGGCACCACCGCCGGCAGCGCCTATTAACTTATTGCGCAAACTGCTGCTTATGGGCATTTAATCATCTCCGACTTTTACCGCAGGGCCATATTTCTCCAGCGCCTTAACCTGAGCGTTGGCAACCTTACGCTTGAAGTACCAATTAATCAGCCCGGTCACGACGATACCAACAATACCGGCCAGCACGCCGATGGCGCTCCATTCGTCAGGACTCAGCTTTGTGAGGACACCGTTCAGGATGGTTCCTCCTGAGGTGCCGAGGGCAACACCGGTAACGAGCTTGCTCATAGAAGACATTTCTCTCACCTCCGATAAGGTCGGGGTGCTGTGAGTGATTAAAAGAGTCAGGCTCTCGTGCTGCTTTTAACAAGGAAGCTTTCTGAGCATGATTCCCGAAGCCTGAAGGCAGAAAAGGCCGCCCAATGGCGACCTTATAAGAGGTTATTTGATATTCCGAATTGTTATTAACAACGTTGGGTCCACAATTTCTTCGCCCGGACTTAAGTGTTAACTTTGCAGATACAACACAGTAGAAAAGGAATCGCCTGTGGCGTTCGAAGAAAAGTACCTCGAATTACTTCGCCTCTCCATGTACCTGCATGCTGGTCATCACTCATCACAAATATCCTCTACAGGAATCGGCACACCAGCGTTTGAAAAAAAACCTGATGCAAGAAGAGTTACAGCAACACGGCAAATTTATCCGAGAAATGATCGGCTCGTTAAGGAGAAGCTGTAGAGTTCTAACTTTTGCAGAGCGGGAACCGTTATCTGACAGCTGACGCATTAAGCACTGGATTTAATGAGTAGCAACAGTAGCAAACTATACCTTCCTCCATGACAGACATAACCTTGCTAATGAAGTGGACCGCGATCACCAGAGTTTGTAATTCCTGTTGATCCCGAAAATGAACAGCGCTACAGCAATGCCAACTGTACACCATTCATCAGAGCCTGGCCGGACCAGTACGCCAGCCACCGCTCCGGCTGATTCACCACAGGCAACTCCGGAAGCTAATTTACTCAGAATGGATATTGTCAGTCCCTGTTAAGCCTGGGTGCTGCGTGGATTAAGTTCAAACTTACAGAATGTAATCTCATTGGTAACTTGAGTTTTTGGGATAACTTTATGGGCTAAATCGTCTATGCTTGATCTAGCCAGCCATAAACCCGCTAAAAACTTTCTCTAAACCCAGCTGAAAATCATTGAGAATCAATCATGGGAAACGTTGAAATCATATTAAGTGAAGCAATTTTTCTTCTTTTGAAGAATTTCCCACGTGAAGATTTTTGCAGAGATAAACTTATTGAATTGCTGAAAAAACAGTATGTCGAAAAGTATGAAAACAGCCTTTCAATTTCAGAAATCAATGATTATGAATCGGCATTAAAATCAATTACTTTCAAAAGATATGAAGATAATTAGATATTTTATCAGGTGCATAATCTAATAATTCAAGCAATAAAAAACCCCGCCGAAGCGAGGTTTAAAGTTTGTTTTCGTACAGGCGCTATATACCACGATTTGAAGAATACTAGACAAGTTCGGACAAAATCAAGCTTTATGTAGCTAAAATGCTAAATTTTGTTCTCTTCGTCGTGAAAGCTGGTTGCACATTGAAATTCTTTTTCAGCTTTGGCCTCTTCCTGCTGACAAATCTCCACCAGCGACTCAAGAAATGGCTTCCAGTTGCGAGTCCATGTCCTGACATGCAAATCTGGCAAGCGCCGGATAATAGCCTTGTGTGCAGCCGTTGATGGTACTGAAGAGAAGCCATTGCCGGAGCATCGCTCGCAGGATTTGAAAACCGGCGCGCCCCGCTCTTTCGTTGCCACACGATCAAGGACTTCCCCTTTACCGCCACAGCGGCAGCGCGCAGGAATGATGCCCTTACCTCCACAGATAGTGCATGCATGTTTTACCAGCTCATTTTTAATCTTCGCGGCAACCAGCTCCACACCGTCAGCATTGAAGATGCCAAGGTGTTTGATCACATCCTCGCGCCTTGAGATAAATCCCGTACCGCTGCAGGTGGTGCAGGTGCTGCTGCTGGCTGCCGAACGGGCATATTCAGCAAAGGCAAACTGCGCCAGCACCTGCATGCACCAACCAAACTCGCCACCAGCTGCTTTACGCACTTTCTTCGGGGCAACTTCCATCGCGTGCCGCAGCAGCGCCTGCACTGCGATTTGCTCATCCGTTTTGCTGATCCCGGCCTTTCCAAAGAACGCAGCAAGACCGAAGCGCGCGCGGCTGCTAGTGGTGCCAATCGCTGCCATTACATCTGTACCGGTCAGCCTGTCAGGAGAGGTACCTTTAACGCTGTCGCTGATATTCATCCCCTGAGGGCTGAAGTGTTTTAGTGAAGATTCGAGTTTCATGCGGCCTCCTGCTGTTTCAGTACTCGAAGATCTGCCCTGGCCTTCGCGCGGATGCCGTCCAGTTCTTCCCGGGTGTATCGGTGGGTTTCATTGTTGGACTCGAGCGCCAGCACGCGCTCATCGCCAATCAGCTCGACAAGAGCGGCGCGGTATGCCTCGATGTTGCCTGATTTGTGGACGTTGCAGGCGGAGCACTGGAGCCATATATTGTCCGGATTAAACCGAAGTTGCGGTGCGGCGGCCGTGGTGCGGTAATGCCCGGCATGCCAGGCAAAAGCGGTTTTGGTACCGCAAGAGATGCATCCGTGCCCGGCGGCCAGCAGCATTTCGCGCCGCCAGTCATTGAATGCACGCTGAGTCATCTGCACCCAGTGACGGATCGGCTTCAGCTCCTTACGACGCGCCGCGCGCCGCTGACGGCCAGCCTTCTCTTCAGTGCGCTGCCGCTGTAGTTCCTTCTGCTTAGCGGCTTCACGGGCTTTTGCTGTCTGTTCTTTGCCGATGGCGCTGGCGCACTCGAAGCTGCAAACCACTTGCCCTTCGCGGACCGGGTTGAACCACTGGCGGCAGCTCAGGTTCGCGCATTTACGACGGGGTTTCTTAGCCATGCTCAACCCCACGCCTTGCTTTGCCATACCCGGCTAGGGCGCGGCGGATGATTGTCCTCAGGCAGCTGGGCGCTGACGGTCCAGGTGACGAGATCACGGTTGAGGCTGCGCTCGACCTTAACGCCGCGGCTGCGGTATTGCGCCAGCAGCTCTTCTGCCTGCTCCGTGGTGCATTCCATGTGATAGAACCAGGTATCTTTCATCGACTCAGCCCCCGAAGCTCAGCAGCTGCGCGGCAGCGTTCTCAGCCTCGCGCTGGTCTCTGAATACCCTGGACAGGATCCAGCGCCACAGAACATCGAGCGCAGCTTTATAGAGTTGCTGAAACTCGGTTTCGTCCATATTGGCGAAGGCGATGCTGCGGGGATGTTTCCGGAGGGTTCCGTCAGGCAGCTGGATGGCATCATAGTGCCCGGACTCGACAGTCACCCAGGCACGATAGGCGTCGAAGGATTTGCAGGCGCTGATGCTGCCCGTGCGCTTGTCGGCGATTCGATCGAGGTACTGCTCAGCAGCATCCAGCAGCGCGGTTTCGCTCCCACCAAACGATGCCAGGTATTTGGCATAGCCGGTAACCAGCCTGCGTTCATTTGAGGAGATCGCCCCGCCAGTAGGCTCCCAGTATTCGAAGCCGAGATTCAGCAAAGCGAAGAAACGACGGTGAAAGGCCGGGTTGCGGACTTGTTTGAAATCGGCCACCAGCACGGCGCCGAGCTTACATTTTGATTGCAGGAAATCGCTGGTCTCCGGCGTAGCGGGGATCAGGATATTGGAAGAATGCTTGATGAGTTGTAACTGCGCCATGGGATTCTCCGTGGCGCATCAGGTCAACGGGTGTTCAGTCCGTTGATATCATCATATCAGATGGTGGTGTAACTCGGTACCCCAGTCGTTTTGCAAATTGCGAAAACCCGTTGAGAGTGAAGATTTCTTCCTCTTCGAGTAGCGGTCGTAATGAAACTATTCCATTTACTCGATAAACCAGATATCTCCCTTCCGCCGGGAAGCTATAGATAACTGCTTTATCGGCCCTTCTGACCACGTCGTACCATTGATCATCTGCATTAAAGGCATCTGCACTACACACTATTTCCCCCAGAGCGACGTGTTGACGCGGTAAACAGTAATCGGGAACAGCCAGGGGAACGCAAACAGCGATACTCTTTGAAACTGCTCCAGTGAAATTCACGCGATTAACAAAACCACTCGTCCGCGCTCTCCCAGGTCTCCTGCACGATATGTTCGACCTCTTTCTTGTCGCCTCCGAAAACAGTCAGCCCATCATTGCTGGCACGCTTAATCGTAATCTGGCAATCATCGAACTGTTTACTGAGCCTTTTGAGCAGTTCTGACTCGAGGGCAGGTATAGCTCCATCAGGAAGTTTCTTCATGCGATCAATGGTTAGCTCGATTTTCATTTTTCCCTCCGCAATGACAAACTGTATGCATATACAGCACTTTTATAAACTCTCTTGATGACTTTTGCAATCATTTAAGAGAACAAAACTACTACGCAAAGTTCTATAACTCATTGCTTTATAGTTAACGCCGTAATCGCCTAGTAACATAAATACCTTCGCAGAGTTGGTGTTTTTATTTGAAGAGAAATTTATTGTTAGATGTAACATTTAGAGTTCGAACGAGATACGTTTTAACAATAATCTTAGACTTTTATAACTGCCTGCTGAAAATGCCTCCAAGGAAAAACCTCAAAATTTGGTATTTTGAATACATTAAAAGTAATAGAGTAAGAATTAATCTCGATGAGACATGCCTTATCTTTATATCGGTTCTAAATATGTATGACTAATTTTCAGTGTCCAGCCATAAATAGCATTATTTATAATTGTTGTTTGTATAAAAACACCGAGCCAGCAACATCATTAGCAAGCATATAGTTTCAGTTAGACTATAAAAATGCAAAAAATATCACTTAAATCGTTTCACCAATGAAAATACAAATCGGCACGCTTCATGCAAGATAAAACTAAATTTATAGACTCCAAGTCCCAGGCTTGAAAAGATGCAAATCTGGCTGATATCTATCTCTAGAGGATGTAGATTATTTGAGCATCAAAACAATTTTGCGACGAACGCTAAGCAGGCATAGGTTGTTGAACACTATGCTATTAGTGTACTGTAAAGCAATGCAATGATCTGATGAAGATTCAACAAAGAAGGTCAAAAAATGAGCACGGATTTTGTAGATTCACATGATCGGCATTTAGTTGATGCCAATCAATTATTTTCTTCTGGAAGATTTGCTAATGCAGATCAACTATATGGATTTTCAGTAGAATGTGGTCTGAAATCGTTAATGAAAGCATTTGGTATGCCGTTCGATAACGTGAGGCAAATGCCACAAAAAAGTTCTGATGCAGTACACGCTGATAAAGTTTGGGATCGATTCGAGAGCTATCGCTCGTCGCATACCAGTGGAGCAGATTACCTGTTGAATGGAACAAACCCTTTCCATGATTGGAATGCTTCGCAGCGTTATTACAACCAATCGAGCTTCGATGCTGCTAAAGTCTCTCCACATAAAGCAGCAGCCGATCAAGTTAATCAATTGATAAGAAAAGCCAAATTAGCAGGATTAGTATGATAACTTTCGACCAAATCGTACCATTATCTACTCAAATCATAAGTAAATTTACTGATCTGGTTCAATCTTTGGATTGGTTAGTTTTAAACCGTGACCTGAATGGAAGGGTTCGTCTGGTTGCACCAGAATCAATCAAGGATAATCCTCAGAAAATCGAGGAATTACATGCTCTTGAAAATGAGCTTTCAAAGGAACTCCACGGACATTATCATAACGTTTCAACATTGTTTGAAAATGATATTGAATATGTGAAGGATGGTGCGCAGCTATTCAGAATCAATGGCTTTGAAAATGTATTCCTCGCTGATCGGTATGCAAATGAATCTACTTGGGGAAACGTTTCAAAAATAACCAAAAATGCTCCGCGAGTTGTTTTCTTCTCTATAAAGGGAGGTGTGGGCCGTTCTACATCCCTTGCGGCAGCCTCTTGGAAACTCGCACAACAAGGCAAGAAAGTTTTAGTATTAGATCTTGATCTAGAATCACCTGGATTATCTACAGCTCTATTACCTATTGATCGTCAACCTAAATATGGTATCACAGATTGGCTTGTAGAAGATTTAGTAGACAATGGTGAACAACTGATTGACTCAATGATAGCAACAAGCCCATTGTCTCATGATGGCGAAATTTTTGTTGTACCGGCTCATGGAGTTGAGGCTGGAGAGTATGTGTCAAAACTCGGTAGAGTTTGGATGCCAAAAGTAGATCAACAAGGTAAAAAAGAAAAATGGTCACAAAGATTAAATAGACTAATTGATAAACTCGAACAAGTTATATCCCCTGATATCATATTGATTGATTCACGTTCTGGCATTGATGAGATTGCCTCATGTTGTGTTACAGATATGGGGGCTAATCTAATACTACTATTTGCTTTAGATGGGCTGCAGACATGGAACGGTTATAAAATATTATTTGAACATTGGTTGAACAGTGAAGTTGCTAAAGATATTCGCGAAAGATTACAAATTGTTGCCTCAATGGTTCCAGAAACAGACAAGATTGAATATCTTATGTCACTCAGAGATCATGCATACGATCTTTTCTCCAATAATTTATATGACGAAATCGAAGCGGCGCCAATCAATGCAGTGGGACCTTCCAACGGTGAAGATTACAAATGGAAGGTAAGAGAATTAGTAGAAGGCTGGAATTTCGATAGCTCTGATGAGGGGGCTCCTCATAATCCTTGGGCAATTCAGTGGCATCGTAGTTTTACTGGTTCCTTAGCTCTACACGGACGACTAGCCACAATTGATGAAAATTCTATAAAGTCAATTTTTGGACCCTTAATTGAAGGGATTGAAAGTGTTTTTGACTCGGAGATATCTGATGACTGATGTTCAAATAATTAGGCGTGCGATATCCGCCGCCTCCCTAGAATCAAGTAGCTTTGGAGATGAACCTGATATTGGCGACTTATATGTGCCATTCTCTCATATCAAAGCTTTGAAGCTTGCCTCCAATATTGTAATTGGAGGGCGTGGTGTTGGTAAATCATTTTGGACAGCTGTTCTCAAATCACGGCATCTTCGCGCTACCATGCAAGAATATGTTCCCGAATTACAAAATTTAGAAATATTTGTCGGTTTTTCAAATGTTGAGGATGTTGATAGTTATCCAAATGAAGATACTTTCCAACTATTGCTGAGTAAAAATTATGCTCCATATGATATTTGGAGAACAGTGATTATTCGTTGGGTAGCTGGAAAATCAAACATCTCTATACCTACTAATACTTGGCAAGAAACTATCGATTGGTTCAAATCGGAGCCTGAAAAAGCTGCAAGGCTAATGAGTACATCTCGTAATTGGAATGGACTAATTGTTTTTGACGCGTTGGACAGGACAAGTAACGATTGGCAGAGAATGGATGAGATTGTTCGCGGTCTATTGCGTGCAGTCTTATGGCTGAAATCATATAATGGTTTATCAGCAAAGGTATTTTTACGTGAAGACCAAGCGGCTAGAACAGTTTTTAACTTTCCTGATGCTTCTAAAATATTGGCAACTAAAGCAGAATTGACATGGAGCAGACATGATCTGCATGGTTTACTTTGGCAAAGATTAATTAATTCAACGGATTTGAATGCTAATATTTTACGTGAAATATGTCAGAACGCCACATCCAGAAAACTTACTTCTGTCAACAACTCCTTTCAACTTCCAGACGAAATGAAAAGAGAAAGCGAAGCCCAAAGGAAGGCTTTTGAAAAATTAGCTGGACCATGGATGGGTAAAGATAAAAGACGAGGTGTACCATACACGTGGTCTGTAAATCATTTATCGGATGGCAGAGGACAAACCTCACCAAGGTCATTTTTAGCTGCGATCAGTCAAGCAGCTCAAGATTCAAGTTCTCGCTATCCAAATCATGAATATGCATTACATTATGAAAGTCTAAAGCGTGGTATTCAGCAGGCTTCTGAGATACGAGTTACTGAAGTTGCAGAAGATTATCCTTGGGTACCTGATGTTTTATCTACTTTAAAAGGTTTGAACGTACCTTGTGATATTGAAACTGTCGAGCAAAGATGGATGAGTTCTTTTCCTTTTGGGCCAGAGCAAGTGAATACTAATAGACTACCCGCTCAACATGCTGAACGTGGTTGGTCAGGAATTAGGGAAGACCTAGAGAATCTTGGACTAATTGAAACAAAAAAAGATGGTCGTGTTGATATGCCAGATCTGTATAGGGTTGGTTTCGGTTTAGGAAGGAAAGGTGGGGTTAAACCTAAAAGCAAAAGAGATTAGATTTATAATTAAACCTTTTATAAAAGGTGCTATGAAGAATAGCACCTTTTATTGTTAATTTTTACCATTTATCTTTTCACTATATCAATGCTATAAAAAATCGTGCAAGTATCAATTCATATTATATAAATGCATTGACGTAATCACCGAAACAGGGGGAATATATGGACGAAAAGAGACTTCAAAACTATTGATCGCAAGAGGTTGATGCACTTATATCTATATACAGGCAATTTGAAACACTTATTCCCTCTCAAAAACATAAAGGGTCAGCGCATCATGGTGAGGATGGTCGATTCGTAGAAGAATTATTGCGCGAGTATTTTTCAAAATATCTTCCTCAAGGATTAGAGATTCTTACTGGGTTCATACTTCGGCCTGCAGTAAAAACTGGCACTACAGGTAAAGAGCGGAGGTATGATTTTGATAAAAATTCATCTCAGTTAAACATAATTGTCTACGATTCTGAAAGATATCCAGTTTTCCAAAGGTTTGGAAATAGTGCAATAGTTCCTCCGAAGGGAGTTATAGCAATAATTTCGGAAAAAAAACACCTTAACGATGGTGATATAGCAAAAGAGTGTCAAACTTTATGGAATGCTTCAAAGTTATGCAAAACTCAATACTCCAATAATCAAGTTGATAAAGTTAGGGGGCCTTTTCTCGCTTTGGTAACAATGGAATCAAAGATAGATAAAAAGCGCGAGGAAAATTTAGCTTGGATATTTAATAAAATCGTCGAAGCATATGGATGTGGCGATAAACCGACATTTGATGACTTAATTGGTTATATTGGTTCTCTTAATGAGTGGAGCCTGTTTAAGCAAAGACCCAAAGAAAAAAAGGTAGCTAAAGCAAAATTTATTAGTTTGGTCCACGGTGAAGGTGAATCCCACCTAGGATTACAATTCATCCTTTCGGGGATCCTTTCGGTTTTTTATGATAAAAGTAGACGAAATATAAGACGCCCTGGTTTTACAGCATTCCCTTCAGGACGAGATATTGAGAAGTACCTTGGAAAAATAGAATGTGATGGGGAACGTTAGCTCTATCGAAGCGCAGCAAGAGACAAACCTTCACTGCGCTTCGAAAAGGCTTTTTACAGGTTGCAAACATTCTTCCTGCAACCCTCTAAAATTGTTGTCCGCATGATACTCAAACACCACTTTTAGTCAACCGTAAACAGATTACCTTAACCCAACGTGGCGAGAACTTGCTGAGGCCGATTGCTCTTGTGATGCGTAGTTTCATGAGATACCTCTTAACCGCCAGTGGTGGTGATTTGTAACCACGCTTGTAAGACAATGTTTAGGTTAATTATCTTCACGGTTTTTTTGATCACTTATTACTCGCTCCGCTTCCCGGTCGTAGCCATCTGCTAAAACTCTTAAGGTAGCGGCGAATCGTTGATAACCTGCATCTTCTACTGCCTCTGCTTTTGTCCGGAACGTATCCGCCAGTTTTCTCTCAGCTTGTCCGGTTGGATCGACCCAGTGTGCACCGCGAGAATTGTAGGTCCCTCGTCTATAGCCTTCACGCATGCTTTCAGCATCTCGGTCATTTAATGCAGAAGCGATCGCTCGGTTTATCCATAAGCCATCAGGATCGGAGAGTGCATTAATTAGAACTTCGCCGATTTTGCTTAGTGCAATCTCTAAATGATCTGATTCTGTTGCATATTCCTTAACCTTCTCAAGCCATTTAGTAAAGTTATCTGCGCTAAATGAACCATTTTGTTGGCTGCCCGGTGGAGTCTCCCATTTATCCAAGAGCTGCCATGCATTTCTTGCAATGGCTTTCGATTGCTCAGTGGGTTCACTGGCTGAAGCATCCTCTTTTTCGGAACGGAAAATAAGTCGAATTATCTCGCAGAAAAACTCGGGATCAGTAGCCATCCTGTTTTCCAGTAACTGGGGCACAGTACCTCTATGACCATCCAGCAGAGGAATATATGCCCACTCAACGCTAAATAGATCATCCTGATCTACATCAGATTTAGTCTGAAGATATTTGATTAAAGTCGTTATGTGGTATGTGTCCATATTGGAGCTTGATTCATCAGTTGAAAGGGCCGCCAGCAACGCACGAACACACTGATTTGCATCGATGGGCTGCTTGTTCTGATGCATTCTGTACAGACAGTGGATTGCCGCATGGGGTCTGCCATGTTCAATCAGTTTATCAATGGCACCAGCCAGCTCCCCTTCAGACTGATAAGCATTGGCATCGGTACGGGTCCAGTATTCGCTTTCGAAAGCTTGAAGGTATTGAGAAGCTCGTCCCCATGTCTCTCCGGAAAAAGGTAAATAGGCAAGGAACTGGCCTAGCTGTTTAGGAGTCCAGTCAGATTTGCTTAGATTGTCGCACCACTCCCAGCCTTTTAGCCAAAAACGCTTCCAGATAAAGGCACTTACCAATGCCTTGTGCTTATTTTCTGTTGTGTCCAAGAAATGAGGTAACAAGATAGTTTCGAACACATCATTGCTGAACGTTCCAAGTACACTGCCGACCTTGTTGGGTGCAGAAACGTTGTCAGCAAATCGCATAACACCCTCAGCCCCATTAAGCCGAAAAATTTCCGAAATTGCGGATTCGCGCCTCGCTTCGATTTTCTTTTGCTGTTCTCCCCAGTCACCATTTTCATCGTAGAGATCAAAATCCTGGTTTGAGAAAAGATGCTGGTATAAGTTAAATGGATTGGTAGGAGCCAATTGCTCGGCAACATTTTCGATGCTGTTGATCAAATTATCAGGCAACGCCCACTTGGCATCAGAGTATCGCCTGTGTTTATTTGATAACTGATTGAGATGCTCCCATATCAAAACACGTTTTTCTTCATGCAACCCGATAACAGATTTAGAGGAGAGAACCTCAAGAAGTTGCTCGGAAGCAGGGGCTGGCAGATGATCAAAATGGTCAATTAATTCGATCAGGCGACCGATATCTTCTCCGGCGCTCGCTACGGCAAGCTCGGCATAAAACAATGTCTGCTGCCAGTACTCCTGATTCGTTACTTCGTTTTCCCAGTCATCAGGAATGGTTCGACGCCAAGAAGGTTTGTGTGTCCCAAAAGAGGTTTGTTGTTGGCCAGGTAAAAGCCTAACAAGCAAATTCCAGGCAATATCAGGCCATTCTTTAATAATGACTTTTACAGCAACCTGTCGCTTTTCAATTGATGCGAGTGTTCGCGGCAACCACGGCAATAATATAGTGGAAAGCGAATTGGATGGCCGGTTAGACCACTTCCCTCCCGGGTCGTGACTGGAGAGTTCAGCAAGCACAGCACAGACCCTGACCAAATGTTGTTCATCCCAAGCTAACCCTTCCAGGGCCCATAGCAGCCCAGTTAGATAATTTCCACCAGTAATGCCATTTCCCTCTTGAGAGAATAGCTCATCGAATGCACAGGGTGTCTGGTGCATTGCCTTCTCAACTGCATCAAGAAATTTTGCGGGAGCAGCTTCAGCGAGCGTGGGTAATAAGCCGTTCAGGCTACCCCATAAAACCCAGTCCGCTTCATTTAAAATTTCACGAATTGCCACATTACTGCAAGCTTCAGCCTTTCCCTGAGAACAGTTAATGCAAGCCTCTGGTTGGCTCCCCAGGATAGCCATACCCTCAGCTATACCTTGTCGCAACATAGGTGAAAAATGGAGTACCTTTCCATAAATGTTCGCAGCGTAACGCTCTTCAGGGGGTAATTCAAAAACAGGGTCTGGCTCTTTAAGTACTGATATTGTGAGAGACTTGAACAAATCGAGATTCTGGTCAAGTATACGGGACCCCAGAATACTCCACAGTTCAATTCGATTAGCTACTTTCCAGACGCCATTTCTGACAGACAAAGGGCTGTCTGGTGCATGTAATATTTCTCGCGCCTTCCTTAACCATTCGTCATAACTAATACCAAGTAATTGGGTCAGCACTTCCAGATCATATTCATTTTTTTCATTCCACCTCCCGACCAATACTGCGATGGCTAAACAGGAAGCATCAGGATGGTGGGCCCAGTCGGTTTTTACTGCCTGCGGTACCGCCCTTAATTCTTCTGGAATCGTAGCAACGACTCTTTGTTTGAACACATCTAAAAGATCGTCTGGGATCTTGCTGGGTGTGATAGTTCCAGCATCCTGATTCCAAGTTTGCACAATATCGACTATCCGCGACCAGACCCATTGAGGATATTGCTGATGAAATTGCGCGATGTGGGAATGCAGCAGAGACAGAACAACACCGAATTCATTACCCAGATCGTAGCCGAGCAAGTGGAAATGGTTCAAAAATTCATACAGTTCATCATCTGTTAGATCGGTACCGTTATTTGCTACCTTCAGGTGATACTGGAAGACCTCCAGTTTCTCATTGCTTCTGACTGGGCTAAACTTAGCTTGCCGCACGTTCCTAAGAAATTCATCCACATTTTTGGTATGCCTAGCTTGACTAAGCAGCCATTTCACATTGTGGGTATCGGTCGAACTTAGAGGACCAGTGATCAGCGCAATGACATCATTCTTCCTGTTGAACACCTCAGGATTATTGAAATCATTCCAGGCGGCCTGTATCACCTCCCCAAATATCGCGCTACCTTGTGTAATTGAAATAGAATGCTTGATTTGCCCAAGAAGTTTCTGCTTTTCTTTACTGGTGGGATTCTCAACAACGACAATTAGATCGTCGGTATCAAAACCTTCAATTTTTCCCTGAAGTTTGATTTCTACAATAGGCCAGCAAGGAAGACATGGGGCATTGCCGCAAGTGAGCATCAGTGCAACAAACGACGCCTGAACATGTGCCTCAAAATGAACACCGCCACCGCCTGTAGAAAAAGGATTGCTCAGATTTTTTGTATTTGCCATAAACAACCACTTCCGTATTTTTGATTCAGAATAAATCAGAAATTGGCTAACTCAAACTTTATTCCGCTCGCAACGTAAATTGCGATTGTTTATGTAGACATTCTTATGGAGTCAGTCCACAGTCCAATAAATGTCCGCTGATCGCTCATAGCAGACCTATTCATCGCTCTGCCCTCCCACCAGACTTCATCCGCTCATATTTGGCTTTCAGAAGCTCCGCAGGGGTTGGCTCATTCGAAGCCACTGGAGCTGCCAAGGCACGACGAACAGGCGGAATCGGCTTTCCGGCTATAACCCGTTTTTCCCACATATCCAAAATATCGCTGGCCTCGCGCTCGAGCTCTTTCTGACACAACTGGCCATCGGTTCCGCGGCGACGCAACTCGAGGCAGATGTGATAGTAAAGCGTCTTCGGCCAGGGATACTGCTCACTGCTCGGGTACCGGAATACCAGCTTACGCCACTTCCAGTATTCAGCCATGACGTCAGCAGTGGTGATCCCCAGCACGCAGCGCCCTTCCCTGCACCACTTGATGAACTGGCCTGGCGAAGGCAGAAATGGACGCACCTGTCGGCGTACCATGCGCATGCCGGCTTCGACCTGCTCCATGGTTGTGATCCCGTTTTCTTTAAAGGCCAGCACCCACTGTCGGCGGATCTCGTTAACATCTTCCTGGCTGCGATTAACCAGGCTTGCCGGGAACGCTGCTGCCAGCTGTACGAATAGCCCGTTGATAATCTGCGCCACCTGCTGCGTTTGTTCGCGCTCGGTATACTGCTCTGGCATGTTGTGCGCCACGCGGCGAGCCTGCTCCCAGTCAAAATTGCGAATGCTCTCTGCGAGTTTTTTCATTCCAGTACCCCGTCAATCCAGTCGGTGTTATGCAGGTCGATGCCACCCCGGGAAGATTTTGCCGCTCCGATTGTGCGCAGCCGTTTGGTTGTGAGCTGATCCCACTGCTTGCGCAGACTCGAAGGGCTAAGGATATTGTCTTTCCAGAACTCGTCCCGGTTGGCCCACTGGAACAGGTCACAGATTTCGTAGTGAGTACGCTTGTCCTGGACACGCATCAGCCTGATGGTGTTTGCCCATTCAGCCCAGTTGGGTTCAGATAGCGATGCGTTGACGGTGAGAAGCCTGTCGTAAATCCAGCGTGCGGCCTTGAGGTCGTCAGCGGATCCCCATGATTTACCTGCTGGGGTGTATATCCCGGCGGCAGCCTCTGGATGGCGAGAGAGAAACTTTTGAGTTTTCTGGTTTCGGGATTCGTCAGAATTCCGAGACGAGGATATTTTAATATTGTTCTTGTTATAGTCTTGGGTGTCTACCGTTTCCGGGAAGACTTTTCCCGTTTTCGGTAACACTTTTCCCGATTTCGGGAAGGTTTTACCCGTTTTCGGTTTGTCTAAAATCCAGGCGGAAAGGTCAGTATTTATACCAACTGTTTTCATCACGCCCTGCTTTTGACTAAAGATTATTTTGCGTTCAGCGAGCGATTTGAGCGCATCAGAAACATGCGAATCACTCAGCCCTGTAAGCTCAGCAATCACCGTGTTCGTAACGCGGTCCTGCTTCTTGTTCCAGCCGTAGGTAAGCCAGATCACCGCCTCAAAACATTGCCATTCCCGGCCTGACAATCTCAGGCGCGGCTTAAGCTGTTGGATCTCGTTAGCGACCTTGGTATACCCGTTCGACAGGTCGGCCATACGACCTCCCGGTTGTTCGGTTCTATGGGGAAAATTGATAATTTCAGCTGTGTTTGACATACTTAGCTCCGCAAATACACTCCGTTTTTGCACCTAAAAGCCGTTGGTGTTCGAGCACCGCGGCTTTCGCCTTTTCTGAAGTCTTCACATTGCCCCCAGCATGGTTGTTACCATCGCCAACAAAGGAGCAGTGAGATCCGGATCGACACGGAACATCTCAAAAATCCCCTCACCTAACTCCTTCAGCTTTTCCTTCTTCGGTGCATCGAGCATCAGAGCTTGCTTCGCCTCACTCACCTCTTTTTCCAACCTGGCCATGCGATACGCAAATGAGTCGTTCTTTACGACACGGTCGCGGTATCTAAGCGGCAATACAGACAAGATCGCAGGCGCCAGCTGTTCGACGTTCTTTCGGTAAGATGCGGAGTCTTCTTTGTTGTCGAGCCAGCGGAACAGCTTTACGTTCCAGACATCGGCCTGGCCTGAGAAATCCACGCCATCAAGTTGAAGTTCTTCTGCCGCTTCTTGAATCTGAAGCGCAACAGCTACGCGCCCTTCTGCCGCTGCCCACGCCCGGACTGCAGAACAAATATCTCGATGATCAATACCCTGCGCTGCCGATTCGCTTTGATGACACGGGAATATCATTGTATTAGAGGAAGCTCTGCTACTCTGTTGAAATGAAACAGTTTGCATTGTTAAGGCTCCTGTTTAGGTAAACCGTCTGTTGGGTTTGGGTAGAGATCTGGGCGCAGCTCGTGCGGAGTTACGCCTGTCATTTTGAAAATTGAGAAAATGTAACTTGGCGGGACGATCCCGTGGTCGCGATTCTTCCAATGGCTTACAGACATACTAGTCACACCAAGCGCGATGCTGAGCTTTCTGGCTGAGCCAGCGGCTTTAATTGCTTTATCAAGTGCGGACATGTGTTTCTCCTGCTTATTAACAGCGAAAGTAAACCACAGATTTACATATTATGCAAACCAAGGATTTATTGTGTGTATAAACCAAATATTTACAATGAACCTATGAGAAAAGAAGAACCCAACCTTGTTCTGGTGAAACGCCTCACTGAGATCACCGATCGCGGTGTTACCAAAGCAGATATGGCACGAATAGCTGGAGTCACCCCTCAGGCCGTAAACGGCTGGTTCAAGAAAGGCGTGATTAGTAAGAAATCGGCACTGGCTATAGCTGACGCGGCAGGCATTTCTGTTGCTTGGTTACTCGGCGAGGACGTTGGTGAGAAAGATGGACTCAAGCCGGACGAACAGCGTCTATTAGAACTTTACCGGCAGCTACCAGCGGAAGAGCAACAGAACATGCTCCGTATCTTCGCGCTTCGCCTGAATGAACTTGATGAACTCTATGCGCGATACATGAAGGGGCGCATGAGAAGTGGAGATGCCTCCTAACTCTTAGCTCAAGTATTCTGTCCGGATTAAAATCTTACAAATTCTCAGTACAGACTTTTTTGGAGTGAGTGATATATATGGAAAATAAAGAAAAGGTTTTATTTGTATATCCTACTTTGCTAAGGGAGGGGCAATCTTCAAAAAAACCTTATAAACCTGATTCACTGCTGATTGATATTTCCCCTTCTAAAAAAAATACCATTATTGTAACTGCTTCAATTTTATTACTGGTCCTTAAAAATACCTTTATAACCGTTGATGTGTATCTTGACAATGAAGCAATCACTCTTGATTCTGATTCTCTTGATGGTTTTCAAGAGGTTATGGACACAACGTATATCGGTGATGAATCCTTCATCGTCACAACGGCTATGCATGTAAGTAATGTTATATTTCCTTGCTCAGGCATTTACGAAATCAGAACCAGCTTAATGGCAAAAAATGAAGAAGGCGTCAAAACGCAAGTTGATTCTATAAGTTGTTTCTTAAGCGTTTTTGTCGCAGGGGGAAAGTAAATGGGTCAGGTATTTCACTTCGCACATCCTAAAGATAAACTTGAAAATGATAGCAACCATACCCATACTTCAAAGTATGGTTCTGGAAATGGTGGGGGGGATGACATGCTTGAAATTCGCGTAGCTAAACTGGAAGCTGACGTGGAGAATATCAAGGTTAACCTTGCCGAAGCTCGTGAAGATATTAGAGAGTTGACGAAAACGACTTCTGCAACGAAAACAGATGTCTCAGTATTGTTACAAAAAACTACTGAAATTGATGCTGCATTAGCCAAGCGCCCTACAGCTGATTCGATGAAAGTATGGTTTCTTACTATATTACTTTTTTCAGTCGCAATGCCCGTTATAACACTTTTAATCAACCTGTATTTGAAGAAGCCATAACCCGACCCAAGTGTCGGGTTTTTCATTCGGTTGTGTCAAAACTTCAGCTAACGTCTACCCTACGAATATTAAGCTCGAATTTGAATAAATACCATTGACCACCTCGCTGGTTTGTTGTCCGCAAGCATCAACTCTCCCTCCGAATCAGTGACCGCTTGTCTCAAATCCCGACCCCTGCGTCGGTTTTTTTTTGTCTGCGATTCGTCAGCCTCATCACAATATCCATCCATATAAACCGTAGATTTACAATTATTATTAATCACGAGTTGACACACATATAAACCAGTGATTTAATCCATCTAACCAAGACGCACTACGAACCACCAAGGCAGGATGCCCACGAAGTAGCCGCCGACGGCATACGAACAGTCGGATGAGGTGGAGTTAATAACGCGCATCAGGTGTAAACGTTCCGCTGGCCGGCGATAAGGCAAACGAGGGTGAGAATGATTGATTTCGCACGCAAACCAGGACGGCAGCAGGCTGTAAAACTGAACTTCCTAGAGGTGTTCCTTCGCCGCTTATGCTACCTGCTGGCGCAAAAGGGGAATCCAGATGTGTAACTCAACGAAATGCGGGTACTGCGGCAAGCCGGTTAAACCGGAGGAAGTAGTCAAAAGTACCCTTCTCTATCGCAACGGCGCGCAGCTGTCGCGCAAAGAAAAAGAATACTGCTCAGAACGTTGTGCTTCGTACGACCAGATGGCACACGAGGCATAACGTAAAAGCCGCGCAAGGCGGCCCGTACGTCCGGTGCTTCCGACCAAAGTTACACCGGAAAACTACTTAAAAAACCAAAGTTCACCCAATGGGCGCTATCTCTGGCCCAGGGATCTTACATCCAAAAATGAGGATCTGACATGGAATTTTTCTACTTAATTAGGGCAACGCAGAAGTCGGGGAAACCTGACGGCGTTATCTGGTTCAGTGCCAAAACCGAAGCACGAGCCGCCCTGACGCTCGATGTTAATCTGGAAGATACACGTATCGAAACTGGCCGAGGCAAAGACTACGCCAAACCGATCCGCACCGATTTTCCGGTTGTTAACGACCTCCCTGAAGAAAGCGTCGTCGACTTCACCTGGTGCGATCGCTATCAACTTGCTGACGACCAGCGTACCTGGAACGTGATCCCCGGTGCCGCGCCACAGGATGAAACCGACCTTGCCCCGGCCAGCACCATCAACGATGTAGCTCGCCCTGCCGCGCCGGTTACGGATACCGTTGATGCGGGCAACACCTCCCAGCTTGAAAACCGCACCCCGTCTGTCCGCTTAGCCGTCCATCTGCTGGGCGACAAATACCATTCGGAGATCAGCCAAGAACAGCAGATCGTCGCCAACGAATTGGCTATGGATGAGGCAAATGTGTATTTCCAGAACCTGCTGCAGGCCAAAAATGAAGTTCCTGATATGAGCGAACTCAGCCTTCACGCTGAGTGGAAACTGGTGCAGGCTGTCAAAGACGTTTTCCCGCAGCATAAAGAACACGAACCCGCGCTGCTGGCTGCTTTCATGTCGAGCTGGGTAAAAGCAGAAGTCAGCGACCGCGCCCAGCTTATTGAAGACTGGCTCAGCGGCAAACTGCCAATCCCTGAACTAGCCGATGCCAGCGAACCTGGTGAAGATGCGCTTGCTTCCAGTGAAATTGTTCGGCAGGAAGCTAAGCCTGAAGAAGTTGCCCAAGCCCAGTCTCAGGTACAGGCATTTCGCGATAGGGACATTACTGAACTGCACGCTGTTCCTACGCTGTCGTTCCGTCACCGCCTCCTCGCACAGTTTATTACCGAGAAGGAATACGCGTACCACATTGACAATGAACAACTGAATACTGTGCGCCAGCTGGAAATGGACACCGATAACTCCTACGTGCAAAACCTGCTGCTGGCCGCCGAGAATGTCGAGGGGATGAAAAATCTTCGTGACTTCGAGTTCTGGAGGCTTACCAATACTGTTAAGCGCGTATTCCCTTTTGACAAAGCGACGCCTGATTTAGCCCTGATGCTCCAGTTCATGAAGGCCTGGAAAACAACGGACTATATCGATCGCGGCCTGCTCGCTAAGGAATGGATTAACGGTAACCGGGTTTCAACCATTCAGCGCACCGACATCGGCACGAACGCGGGCGGCGGCATCAAAACAGACCGTAATGCAGACTATGAGCATACGTTGGACACACTTGATATTGAGATCGCCTGCGCAACCCTGCCGATGGATTTTGATATCTACAATATCCCCGGCTCTATTCACCGCCGGGCTAAAGACATCGTTGCTGCAAAAGAAAGTCCCTGGAAGGAGTGGTCCGCAGCACTGCGTAAAACTGCAGGTATCCTGGATTACTCGCGCGCTGCAATTTTTGCGCTCATCCGCGAAGCGTCCTCAGGCATAACACCGTTCCCGGATCGCATGACTGGCTATATCAGCGCGACTCTCAATGAATTCAAGCATGATACACCTGAGGCCAGAATCCTCGCCGCTGCGCGTCAGATTGACAGCGCGGCCGTGGTTGCCGGAGTCATTCAGGGCACCGAGCCGTCACACCAGCGCGTCACCACCGCGCAGCCAGAAGTATCCAACCTCGGCGGCGGCATGTTCGCCATCGATGGCATGCTGGATGAAAAAGCAAACCCGGTCATCAATACCCCCTCAAACGAAGTCGCAAAACAGGAAGTCGAGATCGTTGGCAGTGTGCAGATGGAAGAGACTGACCCGAGCAAAGTCGAAGCTGGTAATGCGTTACCAGCAGTCGAAGTCGCTTATGAAGCTGCTGCGCAAACAGTTAGCGTAAGCCCGGCGGATATCCTCGCCGCTGCCACACCGGAACTGACGCGCAACGTTGCCCCCGATCTGGACCAGAATATTGATGCTCTTGGCCAGGATGAGCCGGAATTACCTCCAAGCGAACCAGAAATGACAGAAATAGAACCGGTAGCGGATATTTCCGAGCCAGAGGCTGCTGCAAAGGAGTGGCCAGCTTACTTCGAGCCAGGCCGTTATGAAGGTCTGCCGAACGACGTTTACCATGCCGCGAACGGCATCAGCAGCACCCAGGTGAAGGATGCCCGTGTCTCCCTGATGTATTTCGAAGCGCGCCACGTCTCTAAGACCATCCAGAAGGAGCGGTCGAAGGTTCTCGACATGGGCAATCTGGTGCATGCGCTTGCGCTGCAGCCGGAGACGCTGGCCGCCGAGTTCAGCATTGAGCCGGAGATCCCGGAAGGTGCACTCACCACCACTGCGACGATCCGCGAGTGCATTGACGAGTACAACGCCAGCCTGCCGCCGCAGCTGAGCGCTGATGATATCAAAGCGCTGCTGGAGGCCCATAACGCCACCCTGCCCGCGCCGCTGCCGCTGGGCGCAGCAGTAGACGAAACCGCAGAAAGCTATATGGAGCTGCCGGAAGAGTTCCAGCGCATCGAGTCTGATAAGAAGCAGACCGCTGCAGCTATGAAAGCCTGCATAAAAGAGTACAACGCTACCCTGCCCGCTCCGATGAAAACCAGCGGCAGCCGTGACGCGCTGCTGGAGCAGTTGGCGATCGTCAATCCTGACCTGGTTGCGCAGGAGGCGCAGAAGCCCGCGCCGCTGAAAGTGGGCGGCACCAAAGTGGATCTGATTCAGACGCTCAAGACTGTCCGCCCGGATACCGTGTTCGCCGACGAATTGCTGGACGCATGGCGTGAGAACCCGGAAGGCAAGGTGCTGGTGACCCGCCAGCAGCTGGAAACCGCGCTGGCTATACAGAAAGCGCTGCATGCGCACCCGACCGCCGGAAAGCTGCTGCAGCATCCTGATCGCGCCGTTGAGACTAGCTATTTCGGCATCGACGAAGAGACTGGCCTCGAAATCCGTGTGCGCCCCGACCTTGAGCTGGATGTGGATGGCGTGCGCATCGGTGCCGACCTCAAAACGATTTCTATGTGGAACATCAAGCAGTCAGGTCTGCGGGCGAAGCTGCACCGTGAAATCATCGATCGCGATTACCACCTGAGCGCCGGTATGTACATGGAGACGGCAAGCCTCGACCAGTTCTTCTGGATCTTCGTCAACAAGGACGAGGGATATCACTGGATTGCCATTGTTGAGGCTTCGCAGGAGCTGGTGGAGCTGGGCATCCTGGAGTACCGCGCCACGATGCGCGCCATTGCCAACGCATTCGATACCGGCGAGTGGCCTGCGCCGATCACCACCGACTACACCGACGAACTCACCGAGTACGATCTGCGCCGTCTTGAAGCGCTGCGCGCGGCTTAAGGAGAACAAGAATGCAGAACACAAACGTAGCAGTAGCCGACCAGAACGCTGTCATTAACTCAAACATCGCGCTGTTCGATTCACAGTACCTTAATGCCATCAGCACTTTCGCCCAGATTATGGCACAGGGTGCGGCGACAGTGCCGAAACACCTTCAGGGCAACCAGGCCGACTGTATGGCCGTTGCAATGCAGGCGGCGCAGTGGCAAATGAACCCTTTCGCCGTGGCGCAGAAAACCCATCTGATTAACGGCGTGCTGGGATATGAGGCCCAACTGGTAAACGCAGTGATTTCACGCAGCGGCGTGCTGGCGAATCGCTTTGAGTATGAGTGGTACGGCCCATGGGAAAAAGTGGTCGGAAAATTTCACATCCGCAAAGGTGAAAAAGGCGAATACCGCGTTCCCGGCTGGACCATGGCGGACGAAGCAGGTATCGGCATTATCATCCGCGCAACGCTCAAAGGCGAAGCTCACCCCCGCGAGCTGGATCTGCTGCTGGCTCAGGCCCGCACCCGTAATTCGACACTGTGGGCTGACGATCCCCGCCAGCAACTCGCCTATCTGGCAGTAAAACGCTGGGCGCGTCTGTTCTGTCCGGATGTGATCCTGGGCGTTTACACACCTGATGAGCTTGAAGATCGTCAGGAAAAAGAAATCAACCCAGCACCGCAGCAGCGCGTAAGCGTTGCTGATATCCCGGCTGAATCGACAACTAACAGCGCGCAAGAGTCCGGTACCAATATTGATGGCATGGCCGACGAGTTCCGCGATCGCATTGAAGCAGCTCAATCCGTGGACCAGGCCAAAGCAGTGCGGGTGGATATCGAAGCGGCCAAAACTACTCTCGGTTCGACGCTGTTCACTGAACTGAAAAACAAAGCCGTACGGCGCTACTACCTGGTAGACGCCCGCAACAAGGTGGAAGCGGCGATCAACTCCCTGCCCCAGCCTGACGAACCGGATGCTGCAGAGCAGTTCACCAAAGCAGAGCAGGCACTGGCTGCTGCGAAGCGCCATCTGGGCGACGAGCTGTATGACCAGTTTGCCGTTACCCTGCTCGATATGAAGCCCGAATACGTGGCATGAGGGAGGCGGGAGGGGCAACCCTCCCGGTAATGAGATGAGCGAGAAACAAGCCCGCTGGAGTATTGAAGAGCTGAACATGTTGCTGACGCATAACAACCAGCAAGTGGCAGAGCTGACCGGCCGCCCGCTGACCGAGATAGAAGATCGCCGCCTGCTAGCGAATATCGAGCGAAACTGCTGGGACGTGTTTGACCCGGAGCGTGCCGAATGAGACTTATTAACCGAAGCAGGAAAGATTCCCCGATGGCCCGCAGGGCGTGCGATGCAGCGTTGGCCCGGCATGTTGAACGGTTCGGTGAGTATGCCAGCCGGGCCATGACCAGCGTATACACAGTGCTGGTGGACGGAATGAAGGTAACGGTAGAGGTGGAAAACCGCAGCACCAGCTACGTAGCCACAGCGATCATGGGCGCTCGGCGTCTGCGTGCCCTCGCCGGCCGGATGTCTTGATATCGAATTATCATCAAACAGCGCCTTCCGTCCCTATAATCGGGTGGTGGGCGCAGGAGAACAGAATGGCAAAGCTTCTTAATTTGCAGGAATGGGCCGCTGAAGTGTATTCATCACCGCCATCGCTTTCTACTCTTCGCAGATGGGTACGTGAAGGCAAGATCTATCCTGCCCCCGAGCTACACGGTAAAGAGTATAAGCTCCGCCCGGATGCTATCTATGTTGATCCGAGCAAGAAGAATTTGCGCTTAAAACCGCAGCATCTAAAAATTCCGTCCAAAGGGACTTTACTGGAGAGATTACAGAATGCAGAGGCCAGCCCGTTACGACGCTAACCTGCCCCGTAACCTGACCTTTCGCAAGAGAGATAAGCTTTATTCCTGGCGCAACCCAATAACCGGCCAGGTAATCTATCTGGGCCGCATTGATCGCAGGGAAGCGATAGCCCAGGCCATTGAAGCAAACAGCTATCTTGATCAGAACTATATCCCCTCCAGTCTACTTCAGCGCATTAAAGAAACGCCCACCCTGACTATGGCTAAATGGCTGGAGAGGTATGACGTTATTCTCGAGCGAAGGGAATTAAAACCAAACACAATGAAAGTTCGCAGGAACCAGTTGGAGACGATCAGAAAAGAGTTCGGCACCATCGCTCTTAGCGCAGTTACAACAAAAGACATTGCGGATTTTTTGGAAACATACATTGCCTGCGATAAAAAAAGCATGGCTGCAGGTCTGAGATCTGTACTACTCGATGTATTCAGAGAGGCGCTCGTGGAGGGCCATATAGAAAGGAACCCGGCAGAACCTACTCGCACCCCGGCACCAAAAGTTAAGCGGGAACGTCTACTGCTCGAAGCGTATTTTACGATACGAGAAACAGCAGCTGCTAATTCAGTATGGGCGGCAAATGCATTTGATCTTGCGCTGGTCACGGCTCAGCGCCGCGAGGATATAGCCATGATGAAATTCACTGACATCCGGGAAGACAGACTGTTTGTCATACAGGAGAAAACAGGGAATAAATTAGCCATCCCTTTAGATCTGAAACTGGAAGCGGCCGATCTTCATTTAAAAGAAGTGATAGAACGTTGCAGAGTGAACAATCCATCTGAGTTCCTGCTTTACTCGCCGGTGCGTCGGGGTGGCAGAAAGCCCGGACCACTGACGCCGGATGGGTTAACCCAGGCATTCTCAGATACCCGTGATGTAACTATGCTTAAATTTGGCCCTTACCCGCCGTCATTTCACGAAATTAGAAGTCTGGCCAGTAGGCTTTATGAGAAGGAAAAAGGCGAAGAATTTGCACAGCGGCTTTTGGGCCATAAAAATTTATCAATGACCAAAAAATACTTGGACTCCCGTGGGGCTGAGTATGTTAGGGTTTAGACTGAATATAGGAAATTGGTGGAATTTTGGTGGAATTTAGTGTGAACACCAAAAAAATAACTATTATTCAATTATATAAAAAAAGACCGAATACGATTCCTGTATTCGGTCCAGGGAAATGGCTCTTGGGAGAGAGCCGTGCGCTAAAAGTTGGCATTAATGCAGGCTTAGTCGCCTTGCACCTTAAGAATAGATGACGACACCAGCTTTTCCAGTCCGCGACAAATGTGGTCAGAAAAATCCGGTAATTGTCACGTTTATCATAAAAAAACGCAGGCGGTGTTAACCGGACCTGCGTTTTTTTATGCTGTATCAGGTGATTTTCATCAGCCCGTGCAGAGGGATTTCGCGCGCTCGATAAAGGGGGCGAGGCTCATTTTCTGGCCGGGATGTTCTGGATCGTCAACCTGAATGATGCTGATAGGCTGACCGGTGCTTCTCCCGCTGTCGACCTGTTTCTGCGCGATATCATTGAGCGGATACTGCACCAGCGTACTGGGATTGATGGCGAACAGGGCATTGCCCGGCCTGCAGGTGAGCATTATCTCTTCGCGATTGAAGGCCCATTTCTCTTTGCCAACCTCGAAACGGCTGACGGTAATAACCTGCGGCGCAGCCAGCGCGGCGGCTGAGCTGGTCAGCATTAATACTGCAATCACACTCTTTTTCAT